TTGTTCATAATTGTTTTAAAGTAATTAAGAACATTGTAATACAGAGTATAGTTTACTCCTGTGTTATGAACGATTTGTTGACTCATAGTTATTATAATTGTATTCCGGCAAAGTACTGATTATCTTGTGCTGGATAGATTTGAGTTTGATTACCTACTGATTCTAAGTATTGAGGTATATTATTAGAATATGCAATTAAGTAATTCTGTAATCTCAATGCGTAATAGTCAGCATTTGTTTGAGCAATTTGCTTTAGATAATCAACCTCAGTCTTAGAAGGTGCAACACCTTGTTCACTTTGTTGTTTAACTGCACCATTAGACTTAAATTGAATGTTACTAAACGGAATATACTCAACACATGAATACCATATTAAAGTATTTTTAATGTAATCATCTAAAAGGTCTTGATAATAAGATGATAGAGATGATACGGTATCTGCAGTAATTCTGTCTTGTAAGAAATCAAATAAGACAGTTCCTAAAAGATTCTTTAAGTACTTATCTTGTGAAACTCTTACAAACGGCAATAATGCATCTGCATCGATTGCACCTTGTAAAGGTGTGTTCTTAATGATATCGTTTCTTGTAATAAAAAGTGCGTATGACATATTATTTAATTATTTCGTATTCTTTTGAAAAGTGTGCAGGTCTTGTAAATGTTTCTGGCTTTTCAGTTGGTAATAGTTCTTCTGATGTTTGGTCTGCAGTATCTTCTGTTGTTGCAGGATTCTCCATAGACTTATTAGTTTCATCTTCAACTTGTTCTACTGATTTACCAGTTTCTTCTGCCTGTTGAGAAAGGATTACTAATGGAGTCAATTGTTCAAAGTATAATTCCGTTGCATCCCATCCACCTTCTATCAATGCCATATCTAATGAATTTAATATTACATTTTGGAATGGAGAGATTGTCATTGTTTGCATGATACTAAATGCAGTTTTCATTTCTTCTGACTGAGAACTAAATCCATTTTGTTCTGTTCTAATACCAAACAATAAAGGTGATGTTACTCTATGTGCAACTAAGATTCTATCTTGTACATACTTTGCAACATAGTCATACTTCTCATGTAAGTTGTCAATATTTATTACATCGATTGTAGGTTTAGTTGCAGGGTCATCGTTAAATGATAACATAAATCTACCTGCGTTATCTGTACCTGTAAACTTAGCTTGTAGTAAGTCTTCAATAGTTTGTCTTTCTTCAGGTGCAGGAACTCCATTGTTGAAGTTTATCATCACTGCTGGTAAGAAACCATTAACAATATTATTAAAGTGTAAATTACTAATCTCTCCGTCAGCAACTGCTAATTGTAATGCAGAAACCCAATCAGGTAAAGAATAGTAATATAAACCAGGACAATAATTCTTAATGTAAAGTATTTCCATCTTCTCATTAGATGTTCCAAATGCAGGTAATTTCTTTTTATCTTTTATCTTTCTTTGGTCACTCCAATCAGTACAGTAATAATAATTCTCTATTTTTGGAGAACTACCTAACTTCTCTGCTCTTAATAATTGAACAGGTACATGGTACATCTTTCTAATCTTAGTATGGTCATCATTCCAATAAACTTGATATGCTGCATTACCAAATAACTTTAGGTCAAATGCAACTCTTTTAGTTTCTTCTTGTGGAATTAACTTTTGTAATATTTCGTTAAATGTTTCGTCTTTAGAATATAATCCTTTACCATAAATTAAATCTGATATACCTTCTATTGCAGCAGCATTAGATGTACTAACATTGAATGCATTGATAACTGCCTCAAAGAAATCATCTTGTCCATAAACACCAAATGGTACGAATGGATAACGAGATTTTGTATCCTCAGATATTATTGGTAACTGATTATTGTTTACATTTACGATTGAAAGTTTTGTCGTTTGTTTCATGTTAATTCATTATGATATACTTGTTCTCTGTTACATTAGAGATGTATTGTCTATTTTTAGTTTCATATATTGATTTTTCTACTGATTGAGATGCATATACTTGTATTGTACCATGCCATATTGGTTCAGTGCTTCCACTATTTAATAATTGTGCTCTGTATTCTTCACCAACAATTGTACCCGATATATTAAGTGAGAAAGAAACATAACTCTCATATGGTAAGTATGTTAAACCAGTAACACTTCCAGTAGTATTATCTTGTGTAGTCATGTTCTGCAATGCAAGAGTAAAGTTAGAACTTGCCGTTGGTTCAGTTCTAAAACAATATTGATTGGATTGAGATATAAAATATGCTAGCATTATCTTGTTGTTATCTAATAATAACATTAGTTTTGGTGGAAATAGTTAAATAAAAAAACCCCTACATCTCTGTAAGGGCTTAGTATCTTTAAATGATATACTGGTTAGCTAGCTGAACCATAAACTACTGTGTAGCTACCTGTTGGTATTCCAGCTAATGCGTTAGTTGTTGTACTTCCAGATAAGAATGCTGCTGGTAATTGTTCTTGACCTTGTAAAGTTACTGAGTAACCATAAAGGTCACCCAATGCTCCACCTGTTTGAATTGTACCTGCAGTTACATCTGCTCCTTCTCTTTCTCCAACTAATAAAGCGTCTCCGTTTTGAGTCCAAACGATAACTTGAGGTCTACCATAAGCCATAAGCTTTAATTGAGTAGTCATTTCGTTTGTCAATTTCTTCAAATTCAATACTAATTCTTGTGAGAAGAATGTAGTACCGTTTTCTCTTGAAGTGTTAACGGTTTCAGTATATGCACTTGTTCCTTTTAATTCGTAGTAGTACAATGTAGACCCTGAAGGTACATTTGTTACTTCACCACTTCCGTTTTTAGTGAAAGAACCAGTTGTGTAATTGATAAAGTATACACCGGCGATACCGCCTACACTTTCTTTACATACTTCGTTTCTTCCAGCTGATAAATTACATGGCATATGTTAAAATTTTAATTTGTTATTAAAAAGGGTGAGTGTTTATACCCACCCTTTAATTATTTGTTTTTATTAAGCTGGGTAAGCTCCGTAGTATACGATATCTTGTCCAACACCGAACTGAACACCAGAAGTAAATCTCATGATGATACGATAGTTTTGTGAACCATCAATGTTAGCCATATCTAATACTCTTGTTTCTTGATAATCAGACATTAAACCTGTACCAAAGAATAAGTTAGACTTCTGAGCTGCAACGATTTTGTTTGTACCCATACCTGGACACATTACCATTTCAATACCATTGAAGTTCATTGGTTTTTCACCTACATTCAATTGGTTGTTGAAACCGTTAGCACCTAAACCAGATGCACCACCCCCGGCTAATGCGGCTTGATAGTCTCTTGCTACGTCAGTAGAAACATAAATTAATAAATCAGGCTTACCGAATACAGTCTTAGGGATTGTTAAGTAAACTGAGTTTAATTTAGAGATTACGTTTGTTGCGTCTACACTACCAGAGATAATTGCAGAACCTGCACCTGTACTTCTTGCAGGTAATACTGCTGTTGCTCCACCCGCTGCAACTGATGCAGAGAATAAAGTTTCGAAACCTGTGAAAGAACCATTTGTGTTAGTTCCAGCCCAGATGTTTTCTTCAGTTGCTTCTGCAACTTTGCCTCCTACATAAGAGATTAAGAAATCGTTGAATGACTTAGGGATTTCATCAAATGCAGAGAATCCTAATTGTAAAGCCTCCCAAGAAGCTACGAACTCTTGCTTACATAATTCTAAGTTAACTTGTAATTCTTTCGGAGTCAATACTTGCTCAGAGATAGCTACACTACCAGAAGTTACGAAATCACAAGAAGCATCTTGTACGATACCACTTACTGCTAATTTTTGGATTACAGATTTGTACTTCACGTTTGGCATGATAGTTACATATTTCTTATCCAAAGTGTTTGCACTTAACAACGCTGCTGCGATGTAGCCTGCTGCTGCTTCACCACTATATGTAGTTGCAGTGATTGTAGGCAATGCGAAATTTTGTTTTGCTTTCATTTTTTTAATTTAAATGATTGTTAATAATTTTATTTATAAAGTTTAGATAGGAAAGAAGATTGTGAGTCTACTACTTTCTTACCATAATTTTTTCTATTTTCTGCTGCAAACTTATAACCTTCTTCGATTGGAGCACCATCTAATTTTGGTAACTCTTCATCTTCATCAGGCTCAGAAGACATTGCAACTTCTTCGTTAACTGTTTGGTCAACTGGAGGCATCATTGCTTCTTCCATCTTCATCATTTTCTTTTCCATCTCTTCAATTCTGTAAGCCATTTCTTCTAATTTCTTACCTAAATTGATTTCAACTTCTGATTCATCTTCTTTAGTTGCATCTTCTGGGATTGGCATTACTTCTTCAGTTTCTTCTGCCATTTCTAAAGTACCACTTTTTACTTGATTCTTTTGGTCAGGTACTTCGTTTACTTTTTCTAAATCACCAGATGCTTGTGGAATTTCTTCTACCTTTACAGTTTCTAATTCAACATTTTCTCTTTCAACGATTTTACCATCTTCAGTAATTACTTTGATTAAGTTTTCGTTTCCTTCTTCGTCTCTTAACATTAAGTCGTGAGTTCCGTTTGGAGCTGGAGATTTTGTACCATCTTCTGATACTACGAATAGGTCTTCACCTACATCGAATGTTGCAGATTCAACAATTGTTCCGTCTGCTAATTTTGCATAAGTCAAAACCACTTCATCTTTAGATAAAAGTGATAATATCTTATTTAATACAGTTTTTGAATTCATATCTATTGTGTTTATACCTTATATAACAAAGGTTGTTTAAAAAATCGTTATTTTTTATTTTATGTGAAATATCTTTGTGAGAATACTTTATTAACTTGTCTTATTTCTTTTGGTGTTAATATTTTAGGATATTGTAAGAATGCCATTATTTTCATTCTAGAAGTTAATCCTAATTTTACTCCATTAGATTGTTCATTATTTCTAGTCTCTACATTAGTATCTACTATTGGTGTAGTATTTACATATAAAATCTGTCCTGTTGTATTATTACTTACTTCAGCGATTAAATTATATCCATTTCTACTATTACTTAAATCTACATTTAATGTTTGTGTGTTTGCAATATATGATGCATCCAAAGTAGCACTGGCTGTATTTAATGTATTTCCATAAACATTGAATTGAATAGAACTTCCTCCAGTTGTTGCTGTTGATGGTATATAAGAACTCCAAGGATTTAATTGGCCTCCATTTAATGCAAATACAGTTATACTTGTTTGGTTAACAGAAGATGAATAATTAAATTCCATATAGTTTGAACCAAATGCAAATTCATTGGTAACCATAACTCCACCTTGTGCAGTTGATAATGTTGGATATATAGGTCCTGGATTGTTATAAGAAATTAAACTTCCAGTTACATTTGCAGAACCTACATTATAAACTATATTAGACCCAAATGCAGAAGTACATAATGGATTACCAAAGTCAAATATTAAATCTGCTCCTGCAGGATATTCAAATTGACCAAAGAATACTCTCTCTCCTCCTCCTTTTACAAATGGTTGTGGTATCATATTATACGAATGATTGTGCAGGGAATGCATATACTGTTGTACTATCCACTGCAGTAAATGAAATTATATCAATGTTACCAGATGGAGATGCAACATATAAACTACCTGATGGTTGTTTTACATTTGAACTAAACGATGCCGATGGACTTACAGATGTATTGATTACTAATGTTGCAGTTGTACCTGGTCTAGGATTAGTTACATTTATTCTAGTCGAACCTGAAAGTGTTAAAGTAAAGTAGTTTGCTACACTTAAATCTATACTTGCAGTTTGTGCAGTTATAGATGATGCAGATACATTACCATATACACTACCTGTTATTGTTAAACTACCTTCTATAATTGTATTAGAACCACTATCGACTAATAAACCTGTCTTTCTATTTGTATATGATGTACCGGTACCAACTGCAAATACTGTTTCTGCAGTCATATCTTTAGTTCCATCTAATGAGTTAAATCTACCTGCAAATAAAGAACCTTGTCCACTATTTGCCGAATCAGCTCCTGCAAATGATGATGGTAAAGTACTACCTGTTACAATCAATCCATTACCAATGATACCAGTAGCTAATATATTAGATGCATCACCATCTGGTACTGATGCAGTTAAGAATGTTCCAGCAAATATATTAAAACTAAATGATTTACCTTGAGTTGTAGATACGTTTGTACCATCTATGTTAATTACGTGTCCTGTACCATACATAGTATTGGTAGATGTTCTAGCTGATGTAGCCCCTGCATTAGTTCCAGCTGCCGGTGTAAATCTATTATTTATAGTAAACGAACCATTGGTAACGTTTGAGTTATATGTTGTTGATGATGATATATTATTTAAAGTAACACTTCCACCAAATACTAAATTACCAGTCAAAACTACTGATGATGATAATGAGTTTGTATTTGCAACCATTGATATGTTACCATTGAATAGTGCGTTACCATTCATATTAAGTCCTGATACTGCTCTTTCAAAATGATTTGCAGCTGATGTACCTAAAGAAATTGTAGATGCACCCATTATGATATTACCATTCATAGTGTATGCAGAAGAACTTACAGGTCCTCTCATTATAACACCATTAGATGTAACGTTTGATATAATGTTACCATTCATTGCAGGTGAGAATCCCATACTACCACTTATTTGTGGAATACCTGTACCATGTGGATAGTAGTTAGATGAACCACCTATATAACGTTTAAATCCTGCAGTTGCTGATGCTGGATTAGTGAATATATTTGCACTACCAGAAATGATTGTATCTGCAGTAACACTACTATTTTTAAATATAAAGTTTCCAATACCTGCAGCAGATGCAGATAAATGTAAAGATGCAGAAGTAAATCCTTTTGCAACTAACATCAAACTACCTGATGCATCTGTTATTGTATAGAAGTTACCTGCATTATCAATTAAAGTTTGGTCACCTGTAAATGTGTTTGAACCGGTCGTTGCATAACTTGCAGTAAATGAAGCTAATGTATTAATATTATTTTGTAATACAGAAGCTGAATAATCTAATTCACCTTGAGTTGCATATCCACCACTTAAAGATGATGATAAGTTTAATAATTGAACCAATGATGCAGTTGCAGATTGATTAAAACTATTTTGTGATGCACTAAATGAATTAAACGATGCAGTTATTCCATTTAATACTACATCTGTTGATGCAGTATATGCATTGAATGAAGAAGTAGTTACCAATGAAGGGTCAGACAATACTGTAATACTTGCAATTGCACCATCTACATTCGGTACAATACTTGCAGAAACAAATCCATTAAAAAACAATCTAGTAGATGTTCCTATTGATGAACCATTAACTAAGATTTGATTTATAGAAGATGTAAAGTTTTGTAATGATGCAGTTGCTTGATTTAATCTTGTAATACTACCATTTGCACTTTGTGTGAATGTATTAACACCTGTATTGATTGTTAACTGACTTGCAGTAAAAGAATTTAATGCAGTGAATGAAGGTTGTTGAGATGCAGTGAATGCATTCAATTGTCCTATCTGTACATTCCAACTTGAACTATTAGAGGTATATACTGCCTGATTAACTGTTGAATCAATTAAGTCAACATTGAATGACCTTAAATCAACAGGAGTAATTGTACCACTATTGTTGTCAGGAAAACTTTGATTGTTGTCTACAAGTAGAGCTTGTTTAGATATTTCAGCCATTGTTATATTTTATTTTATTGTGTATCTTTGTCAAATCCATCACTATACCCTTGTGAAAATCCACCACCGCCTGTTCTAACTGGTGATTGTATTACACCAATACCTTGTTGCATCAATGCACCTTTACAACATGCAACATCATAAGTATCAACATCTAAACATAGACAAGCACGTCTACTATTCTTTGGTGATGATAATCCACGTGTTGGCCCGATGTAAATTCCAGATTGGTTCTCTCTATTAACAGAGTATCTTAAATTACCATTCCTACTATTGCTCCACTTTCCAGACATGAGTATTGTTTAACTAATAACAAACATCGAAACAAAAATGGTTATTTAAAACCTTTCATTGCCTCTTTATGCATCAGAGTTTCTAAATAATTTCTATCTGCCTTATAAGAAAGATATAACAAACATTTCTCTAAAGGTTCATTTGTCACTAAATCTATTTTCGTAATATCTCCGCTGGCGAGTTCAATGAGTGTGGAATAAGCTGACCACTTCTTTCCAAAATTGACTTGATGTTGTGAGGAAGTTCCATTACCATCGTAGAGTTCAGGATACCTTTCAGTAAGTCCAGAAATGTATGAACAAAAAAAAACAAACAACCAAAGTGTACATGCATTCCTACTGATAGCCATTTCTCAGGATTTATTTCTCCTTTGTATGGTTCTATTGAATACATCTCACCTTTCTTTCTAACAACAGGTCTGTATAGTATATCCATTATCTTTGCCCAATTCTCATCTATTGTCAATTCTTTAAATGCTGTAATATCTGCATATGCACCATAAGACATCTTAGATAAGTTAGGTTCAAATCCATATTCCTTACCATCAATCGTTACTATTCTTTGTAAAGGTAAATCAGTATTACTTATAAACGATTCTAATTCAGATTTAATCAATGCATAATCATCTACCGATATATTCTTTAAGTATGTTGGTTCTAATCCACATAGATGCATAAACATAATTGCAGTAACTGCATTATCATCATCACTATAATTCTTTAAATCTGTTTGTAATGTTAACCATCTTTGCAAACTAATGTCTTCGTAAGAGGTTGGTACTTTTAATTCTATTTCCTTTATCATATATTCATAAATTGTTTTAGTGTTAATGTAAGTCTTCTTACTTTTGCCTCTTCATTATCTAACTTTGCTTGCATCATAATTAATTGAGCAGATTTAGTATCTACTTCTTCTTGTAATGATTTAGCGTATAGTATTAAGTCTTTTATTTCTTGTTCAGTCCACGTTCTATCTGTATGATGCACCTTTATTTCTTCCATTATATCCTTTATTATGTAATTCTTTTTCTAATTCTAAACATTCATCTCTATCATTACTTTCAAATAGAATTGTATAATTTGTGCAATCCCATCCTTTTGAATATCTATGTTGCGCCATTCGTTTACTTATCCATTGTGTAGTTCCAACATAATTGTAATCATTCAGCAAATAAACTTTATGTGGCTCAAGTTTCATCTTAGCTCTTATCATATCGTTATACTCTTTTACTTTTTGCTTTTTTTCTTCTTCTGTTAAATTAATTCTTTTATCACCACCTCTTCTTTTAAAGTTTATTCTTTCTTTATTTCTGTGATAATAATCTCTATTTATTTTATTTTTATGTTGTTTATCCATACTACTAATATACGATTAATATTTGTAATTACCAACAGTTATAGCATAACTTCCTTTCTTTTGTGCTTTAACACTTAACTTTGACATTGCCACATATCGTGCAGCATCCAGTAAGTGGTCTAAACCCGACTCTGGATTATCGGTTGTGTATCCGTGTTTATCTGTTGCGTATTGATATGCATACATCTCATTTATTAAATTTTGGCTTGTCTTTAATAAGTGTATGTTATAGTTTTGTAATACACCTATACCAAACTTAATTGAATCAGGTCCTTTCTTTACAGGCTTTGCATTGAATCCTAATCTATACAACTCTTCTACACTTCTTGGTTCTGAACTATCACACCATATCTCATAACTCTTATCTATATCTTTTTTATTTAGTGCGTTTGCTATATCATTCATTACCAATCCTCTTTCATACAATACCTCTTCCAAATATAAATCATTACCATTCTTATAAACTGCAACTACTGCAGTTGGGTCTTGTGAATATCCCCAGTCTAATCCAAATGCAACGAATTCTGCTTCAAAGTCATCAACGATATCAAACTTATAAATAGCCTTTTCATTTGCAGCAAACTCTCCTTTACCATAGATTAAATACTTTTTAGGATTCGTATATTGTAAATCTTCAATTGATTTTACTAATTCTGCAGGAATATATGGGTTATCTCTGTAAGTTGTAACAAATCTCTCACAATCCTGCATTTGTCTAAGCCAACTAAAAGGACTTACGGTTGGGTTATATGCCAGTATTATCTTACCTTCTGTTCTAATACTTAGCTGAAAATAACTTTCTTCATCTATCTCACTTGCCTCATCTATAAAAAGGATTGTCGATTTTAATCCTCTTAACTTTTCAGGGTCATCCGAGTTAATGAATTGTATTGTGCTTCCTTGCATCTTATATGTTCTATCACTTACATTAAAACTTTCTTCATCCCATATGTCTAACGATTTAAGGATATCGCTAAAATCTTTTATGACAGTTCTTTTAAGTGATGGGATAGTTCTTCTAACAATAGTAATGGTAACAGGGTTTTCCAATGCCTTAACAATAAGCCATTGGAGAATCGCATAAGTTTTACCACTTCTAGTTCCACCTATATGCTGACTAACTCTAGCTTTACTCTCCAATAGATGTTCAAATGTAACTGTTGTGTTTATATTAACTTCCACTACCTGATTTGGTTATATTAATATTGATTGATTGTATTCTTTGTTCAATCTCTGCTTTCATTTCTGTTCTACTTAACTTAGGTAAAGTATATTCCATTAATTTCAGTGCAAGGTCTATTGCCTTCTCTGGATCTCTTTTCTTTATCTCTTCTAAGTCTTTTGCAATTGTGTCCAATGTATTATTAACTGCACGTGCAATCGTTAACTTCATTTGTTCTGTTGACCTATTAACTGCACCTGCAGGTCTACCACTTCTATTTATTCTTATATCACCCTTTTGGAATGCCATAGTATTTTATTGTATTTAACTATTATTATAACACTGCATACTTTATTTCGTAGTATATACCTCAATTAACAAAGATATCGTAATGGTGAGGAGATATGCAATAATGAGGATATATTCCGTTGGTATTCTACTATCAATAAATTTAACTAACGACTTTATTTTATCCCCTACCCCTTTCATATTATCTTATTCTTTCTATATGCCATCCATGAATTAATTCACCACCTGGTTTGTATATCATAAACATATGGTAGTCTAATATATCATCTGATATTAACTCTAAATCACAATACCTTATAAAGTTCCAATCAAAGTATAATTCTAATCGGTTTGCATATTTTTCTTTAGTATTCATGATATCCTCTTGTATCAGGCCAGTCAACATTAGTTTGTATCTTAGATTTTGCCTTTTGCTTTCCGTTTGGTAAATCATCATTTGCTCTTCTATCTAATATCCATTCTAAGATACCATTTTCTTCTATCTCTTTTAATTGTTTTGCATAGTGTTTATTTAGTTCTTCTCTACCTCCCTCCCATGCAATTCTTAAGTCTCTTCTAATTCTTGCAAATCTATTACTAGATTCCGATGTCTTATTACTAAATGGATATGGTTTCTTCATCGGCATTCCTATCCACTTACCAGTATTCATTATACCTTCTTCGTATTTTTCTTTTCTTTTTTCAAAGTTTACTTTAGATGTGCAAACTTTGCATCTCCATATAGGTTTGATTGCATGAAAGTTTTCATTACATATCTTACACTTTCTTGTCTCACCATTTTTGTGGTCAAACTTTACTTTCCATAATGACATACTATAACTTATTGAAATGGATTATCTATAACTTGTTCTAAATACCTTCTTACTTTCTTAACTGCAAGGAATGTTGTTGACTTACTTATCTTTATATCTTTTGCTACTTCATCTAAAGTTTTATCTGACATCCAGTAGAGCTCAAAAATCCGACCCTGGGGCCACATTCTAGTTACCTGTAACTTCTTTAGTTCTTTTATAACTTCTTCATGTGCCTGTTGTAACTTTATATCATATTCTGTATCATACTCTATATCACTTTCTCTATCTGGCATTTGTTCT